AATTAATTATTTTAGGAGTTAAAATGGCTTATCCTACAGTACAAGCCCCTTACGGGTTAAAACCTGTAAATCTAATCGGGGGTCAAGTTTTTGCGGGTTCTACTCGTAACATCCCTATTCAATACGGGTACAACACTAATATCGGTTATGGTGACCCTGTTGTAATTGCGTCTGGTACTATTACTAGAGCTACTATTGCTGCAGCAACTACAGGTAAACAAATTACTGGTATTTTCTTGGGTTGTTCATACACTAACCCAACAACTAAACAAAAGTTATTCTCTCAGTATTGGCCTGCAGGTACACTTGCTGGTGATGCAGAAGCTGTTGTTACTGATGACCCAGATACTGTATTTAAAGTAGTTATGTTGTCTGCGGCAGGCGGTACAGTTACTTCAGGTTCACAAGCATTAGTTGGCTTAAATGTTGCTGGTGCAGATGCTGCGGCTAACGTAAACACAGGTAATTCTACTGTGGGTGCTGTTACACCTACTGCAACCCCTACTACAGGTTTAGCATACCGTATTGTTGACTTAGTACCTGAAACAGCGGTTATTACTTCTGTTCCTAGCACTTCAACAACAACAACAACTATTACTGTCCCTGCATTGACTTCAGCGTTAGTTGTTGGTTCGGATGTATCTTTCATTGCACCTAACGGTCAATTAGTACAAACAGGGTCATTCTTAACAGCTAACTATGCTGTTGGAGCAACATCTCTTGTTATGAACGCGGCTTCAGGCGTGACCATTCCTGCTTCTGCAACCTTAGTTATTACTCAGTACCCAGAAGTACTAGTTAAAATTAACTTCGGTATCCATTCATACTACGGCGCTTAAGGAGCAATAAAAAATGGCAATTTCTAGAGCACAGCTATTAAAAGAGTTATTACCGGGCCTTAACGCGTTATTCGGTTTAGAGTACGCACGCTACGGTGAACAACATAAAGAAATTTATGAAATCGAATCTTCTGAGCGTTCATTTGAAGAAGAAACAAAACTTTCAGGTTTTGCTGCAGCGGCGGTTAAATCAGAGGGTTCTGCAATTCAGTATGAAGCCGGTCAAGAAGCTTGGACTGCACGCTATAACCACGAAACAATTGCTCTTGGCTTCTCATTAACTGAAGAAGCTGTAGAAGATAACTTGTACGACTCATTGTCTGCTCGTTATACAAAAGCGTTAGCTCGTGCTATGGCATATACCAAACAAGTAAAAGCGGCGGCTGTTTTAAACAACGGCTTCAACTCTGCTTATACTGGCGGTGACGGTTCAGCATTGTTCTCAGCTTCGCACTCATTAGTGTCTGGCGGCACAAACTCAAACATCCCATCAACTCCTGCTGATTTAAACGAAACTTCTTTAGAAGCGGCTGTTATTCAAATCGCACAATGGACTGATGAACGTGGTTTGTTGATTGCTGCTAAACCTAAAAAATTGATTGTTCCACCTGCACTTCAATTCGTTGCAACTCGTTTGCTCGAAACTGAACAACGTGTAGGCACAACCGATAACGACATCAACGCGTTAAAAAACAACGGTTCTATCCCAGAAGGTTACACTGTTAATAACTTCTTAACAGACACCAATGCGTGGTTCTTAACTACTGATGTACCAAACGGTTTGAAACATTTCGTGCGTCAATCATTGGTAACTTCATCAGATTCTGATTTTGATACTGGGAACATGAGATACAAGGCGAGAGAACGTTATTCTTTCGGCTGGTCTGATCCCTTAGGTATGTACGGTTCATCTGGTTCAAACTAAGTAAAATCAACTACTTAGGTATATTAAGGGTCTCTTAGGAGACCCTTTTTTATTATTAATGTTTACACGCTGTGTGGTAAGTGGTATAGTAAGTTTCACTAAATTTACACCGGACATTAAAATGAAAGTACCAGTAATCTACAAAATAAGAAATGTTGTTAACCAAAAGTTCTATGTTGGAAGCACAGGTAACAAACGTGAAAGGTTTAGAACACACAGAAATAAACTGCGCAGTAGCAAACATCACTGCGCTCATTTACAGGCAGCATGGAACAAATACGGGGAGGATTGTTTTGTTTTTGAAGTTGTAGAAGTAGTAAGTAGTATAGACGAATTACAAAAAGCTGAAGATGTTTGGTTATCTGAATGGGTAGGTAACGAAAACTGTTACAATCATGGACTTAGATCGGGCGCACCGTGGAGAGGAGTAGCTAAGGAGTTACACCCTAACTTTGGTAGAGTTATGTCTGAAGACCAAAAGGGTGTATTGCGAAAAGCTAGGTTAGCGCAACCGGACCCTCGTATTGGTAAAAAGCATACAGAAGAAACTAAACAGCGTATCAGTACTGCAAAAATGGCAAACCCTTCAAAATACTGGCAGGGTAAAACACGTTCTGATGAGACAAAAATTAAAATAAGTGAAGCTCAGAAAGGTGTTAAAAAAGCACCTAGAGTATATACAGAAGAAGGATTACGTAAAGCTCAAGAGACTATGAAGCGTAACGCCAGACCACAAGAACATACCCCTTTAAATGAGGTACTAGCTAAGTTTCCAGAAGAAGTGCGTAGTAAGTATGATTTTACTAATGCCATCTACACAGGAGCGTTAAATAGAATTACAGGGTGTGTATGTCCTACGCACGGAGAGTTCTCTCAATATGCGGCTCAATTTAGAAAAGGGTCAGGCTGTGCAGAGTGCGGAGCACTTATTAGAAATGAGAAGAAACGTATTGAAATGAAGATGAAATGGTCAACTGAAGAGGGTCGTAAAAAGATGGGTAGAGGAGCCAATAAAATAGTTGCATAATCAACCAATTGGTGTACTATCAGCCTATATCTAGGAACTTAATTATTTGCGCAGATTGACCTAGCAAGCTTTACACAAGACTGCGTATCTTACGTGTATTTGGAGATTAAAATGGGTTTAGCATCACACTTTGGTCCTTGGAGACTTGGAACCGTACCTAACACAACTGGCACAACTGCTGGTACTATCAACAATATGGGCGTCACTGAGGTCACTCAAACTATTACCCTACCTTTCGCGTCAATCAATAGTTCGCTTACTGGTACTGCGTTTGTGCTTCCAGCAGGGGCAATGATTACGTATTTTAAATTCTACGTTACATCCACATTTAGTGGTGCAACAACAGTCAAGTTAAGTATTGGTGCTACTGACGTTACAGCTGCTACTACTGTTACAGGTCCCGCTGCTCCAGCTAATATGACAGCTGCAACTGCCGCTGATGCTGTAACATCTTTGTTTAATAATGTCGGTACTACAGATGCGATTGTTACTTATACAGCTACTAAAGCAGCAACTTTAACTACGGGGTCTGTGACGCTTCAAGTTACGTACACTGTTCGCTTGTCTGACGGTACTTACAATCCAACATCGCAAACTGCGTAATTAGTCTGCGGGGGAGTTTACCTCCCCCCTTTTAAATAGGAGATTAATTATGAGTATGCAATATGATGTCAAGAGTGCGCATAGAAATACGGCAGGTAGTTTTTACGGAAGTCGAGTGCGGCTTAAAGGATTTGTGGTGGTACCAGCTGCTAGTACAGCGACTACAGTTACCTTTAAAGATGGTAGTGCTACCGGAGCTACTCTATGTGAAATAGACCTACCTTCTAATACAAACCCAATCCCGTTATATGTACCTATCCCTCAAGAAGGTATTGTATTTCAGGATGGGATTTATATGGCTCTTAGCGCGGCTTTAACCGGCGTGACTATTTTTTACGGGTAAGCCATGATGGACGACCAAATTAAACTTGCAGTTCATGAAAACGAGATTAAACACTTGCAAACTGATATGGACAAATTGGTTAAAGATATGGAAGAACTTAAAGCTTCCGTTGCTGATATAAGCAAAACTCTTTCAGAAGCTAAAGGCGGATGGCACGTTTTAATGGTTATGGGTGGTGCAGGTGCAGCTTTTGGTGGTTTAGTTGGCTGGGCGTTTGAACATTTCTCAGGTAAATAAAATGGCAAAGAAAGCTCCAGTATTAGCAGTAGGTAGAGGGGAGAAGCTCCCCGTCTCTAAGGGCGCAGGTCTTACAGCCAAAGGTCGTGCAAAATATAATGCGGCTACTGGCTCTAACTTAAAAGCACCAGCACCTAACCCTAAAACCAAAAAAGATGCAGGGAGACGTAAGTCCTTCTGTGCCCGTATGAGTGGTATGCCTGGTCCTATGAAAGATGAGAATGGTAAGCCTACACGCAAAGCAGCCTCTTTAAAACGGTGGAACTGCGGTGCCTAGTACATCACTCAAACAGAAAAAATTTATGGCAGCTGCCTCTCACAATCCTAGTTTTGCAAAGAAAGCGGGTATACCAGTAAGTGCAGCTAAAGAGTTTAATCGAGCCGACAAAGGCAAAAAATTTAAAGAAGGTGGCAATGTGGCTAATCTAAAAAAGTTATTTAAAGGTAAAGATACGTACAAAGAAGAGCTTAAAGAAGGCAAAGCTATTAAATCTGGTAAACTCACTCCACAGCAATATGCTAAAGGTGAGAGAATGGAAGACTCTAAAAAGATGAAATCTGACGATAAGAAGATGAAATCTGGCGGCTCTTGCTATGCTAAAGGCGGTGTTACTCGCGCAGACGGCTGTGCTACTAAAGGTCATACTAAAGGTAAGATGATGGCTGAAGGCGGTAGAGTAGGTCGTGGTGGCGTAAAAGGTGACAATCTATTTCAAAGTGCTAAAGATGCTATATCTAAAGGGCATAGCAACATCCCTGAAATGATGCGTAGAAAGACCGCTGAAGAATCAGATGCAGGAAAAGGTGAAGGTATTCTTCAAAAGCTAAGAAGTCCTTACCAGTCAGGCGAAGACACTGAGTACAACAAACGTAACTCAGCTGTACAAAAGAAGTCAAGAGACGAATATGAAGACACTAAGTCTGGTATGGCTGCTAGTGCTCTTGGCATAAAAAGTAGTAGCTCAGATTCCGAACCTAAGCCTAAAGCTAAAACATCAGATAGTAAGCCTAAAAAATCTGTAACTCGTGCTAAAACAGAAGGGCAAAAAGCTAGAGAGCAAATTGAACGTATGCGTGAACTTTATAATAGTGACTCCTCTACAGCCGAAGACATGAACACTCAAGGTAAGCTAGATGCTGCTGAAGACAGTGGTATGAAACGCGGTGGTAAAGTAAAAAGTTGTGGTATGAAAGGTGGCGGTGTTACTCGTGGTGATGGTATTGCTTCTCGTGGTCGTACTCGCGGCAAATTTGTTTAGGGGATTGAAATGGCGGACTATAGTTTAAACAAAGGCCGTAAAATAGACGAAGACTATAAGCGTAAAGCTAAAGAGCCTTTGTTACCAGAATCATTTTGGACAGGTCGTAGAAAACAATTGATGGATGCGTCCAAGGCTGGAGTTCCCCCCGAAGAAAGTATTATAAGCAAAGTTATAAACCATAAAGGGGTTAAGTACGATAATAAAAAACCTTCAGTAAATAGTGAGGTTAAACCTTCGGTAAAAGTAGATTCTAAACCCTCAGTAAAAATGTCTACACCCCCGTCAATATCTAAAGGAATGCCTCTTAGCGATGAGATAGATAGTCTAGTAGGGTCTAGTAAAGGTTCTGATACTGCACCTGATGCTGTAATTAAGAAAACTGAAATTGTAAAAACTGCACCAGTAGTCTCACGTAAATCATCGCCTTCAACAATGAAGTCTAAAGCTTCTATGTCAGGTAGAGGCGGTATTGATATGGCTGCATTAGAAGAGTTTAAAAACTCGTATGATAAAGAGCAAAGACCTCAGTTAGATGCTCTTAGAGAATATACAGATAATATTAAACTTAGAGATGCAGCAGATACTGAAAACGCACGTACTAAAACTGAAACGGTTGAAGCTTCAGGCTATAAAAAAGGCGGCATGACTAAACGTCCACCTAAACCTGCTAAGAAAGTACCAGCTAGAAAGTTTGCATCAGGCGGAAATGTATCACGTACATCGGCTTCTAAACGTGGTGATGGTTGTGCAACTAAAGGTCATACAAAGGGTAAATACCTATGAGATTCTCTCGCGGAATGGGGTGCATTAACCCTAAAAAAGTACCTGGACGAAAAGGTAAAAAGAAATGACAACATCGGGTACAGCAAACTTTAACCTTGATTTAGGTGACCTCGTAGAAGAGGCGTTTGAGCGCTGCGGACAAGAGCTTCGCAGCGGTTACGATATGCGCACAGCTAGACGTTCTCTAAACTTACTCTTAGTAGAGTTTGCAAACAGAGGTATTAATTTATGGACAATTGAACAGTGTGCTGTACCCATTTCGCTTATACCAGGTCAAATTGCTTATGACCTACCTATAGACACTGTTGATTTACTTGACCATGTAGTACGTACAGGCACAGGGCAAAATCAAGTAGATATTAATATTTCTCGTATCTCTGAATCGACTTACTCTACAATTCCTAATAAGAATGCACGGGGTAGACCGATTCAAGTATGGATTAACCGCCGCACAGGAGCAACTTACCCTGACGGTGCAACTACAGTTACTAAAGCTCCACAGATTAATATATGGCCTACACCAGACCAAGGCACAGCCGAAGCACCTTATTATTACTTTGTCTACTGGCGACTACGCAGGATGCAAGATGCTGGAAATGCAGTAAACACACAAGATATCCCGTTCCGTTTATTGAATGCGATGGTAGCAGGATTAGCTTTTTATCTTAGTATGAAGCTTGCTGGCGTAGACCCTACGCGTATCCAAATGCTTAAAGGGGAGTATGAGCAACAGTTAGACTTGGCACTCTCAGAAGACAGAGAGAAAGCGAGTAATCGGTTTGTTCCACGGATTATGCACGTTTAAATATGTCAGTTAAATACTCGTCAGGTAAATGGGCACATGGTTTCTGCGATAGATGTGGACAACGCTATCAACTCAAAGAACTTAAAAAGCTAACGATTAAAACAAAGATAACGAACATTCTATGTTGCCCGTCTTGTTGGGACCCCGACCAACCACAGTTACTTCTTGGGCTTTACCCTGTGTATGACCCGCAGGCATTGCGTAACCCGCGCCCTGATACAAGTTATTATCAATCGGGCTTAAATACGTTACAATACCCAGAAGACGGAAGTCGTGTATTTCAGTGGGGTTGGGCACCAGTTGGTGGCGCTTCACAGTTTGATGCAGTACTTACACCTAATTACCTTGTTGCCATCGCGTCTGTTGGCACTGTTACAATCACAACTTAGAGAACTACCATGACAGGCAAAATTAAAACAGAACCTACCCCTAAAGTAGCAGGCTATCCACAGACAGGCATTAAAACGTCTGGTGTTAAAACTCGTGGAAACGGCGCTGCAACGAAAGGTAAAATCGCACGCGGACCGATGGCATAAGCTATGACTTACGCAGAACTGGTAGCAGCAATTCAAGACTATGTAGAGAACACGTTTTCTACTGCGCAAGTTAACCTCTTTATCCAAGAGGCGGAGCAGCGTATTTACAATTCAATACAGCTTCCAGACCTGCGTAAAAACGTCACGGGTATAGTTACCCTACACAATAAATACCTGCAATGCCCCAATGATTTTTTGTCAGCGTATTCTATTGCGGTTATTGACCCTACATCCGGTGAGTACACCTACCTTTTAAACAAAGACGTTAACTTCATTCGCGAAGCTTACCCAAGCCCAACAAGTTATGGGACGCCTAAGTATTATGCTATCTTTGGACCGCAGTCTAATGATATAAACGAATTGACGTTTATCTTAGGGCCTACACCTGATGTGCAGTATGAAACAGAGCTTCACTACTTCTACTACCCGCCTTCTATTACAAGTGAAGAGTCTGGCGGTAATACATGGTTAGGTGAAAACTTTGACTCTGCGTTGCTATACGGTTCTATATTAGAAGCGTATACGTATTTAAAAGGTGATGCAGATATTATGACAAACTACCGTCAACGCTACGAAGAAGCTATGAACTTACTCAATACATTAGCTACGGGCAAAGACAGAGGCGATGCGTACCGTAACGGTCAAGCAAGGATACCTGTTAGATGATAGTACAAGGCCAAACAACTAGCTTTAAAGAAGAGCTTTACGAGGCTATCCATAATTTCACTACGGATACGTTTAAAATTGCTCTGTACACCGCTAACGCTACGCTGAATCAAGACACCACTGCTTACACTGCTACAGGTGAGATTACGGGCACTGG